TACTTTCCTGCTTGTCCTGTAGGAACCCGAAAGCCACGACTAACACGACCAGCGCCTCTACCAGCACCTCTACCAGCACCTCTACCAGTGCCTCGTTTGCCTCTACTCTGCCTATCCAATTGATCTAGCATGTTGTCACCTGCGCCGCCGCCGCCAGTGCCGAGACCTCCACCTCCACCCAGGCTTATATCAGAACCTACGATGTGGACTTTTTGAATACCATTGAGAAAATCTCCTGCTCCTGGCTCCATACCCAACATTTTATCAATACCTGTTGCTTTTAAGAACCCAGATGCTTTGGGGTTTCTTTTCAGAAGCGCGTCAAGGCCCTTCTTTTTCAAAAAGTTAAAACCCATCTTACCACCTATTGTTACACCTGCTATAGCACCCAATGTCAATATACCCGACATTGCGCCCTTACCACCTGTGAACTTAGCAAAAACATCATTAACCATACCAATGGCGCTAGCGATTGCTTTAACAACTTTTAGTATTGAGACGAACACACCCTTTACTGTATCAAGCGAGCCCTGATCAAACATATCAGTTCCGAAAACTTCTTCCATTGCCTTTTGAAGTTCTGCAGCTATTCTACTCATTAAGTCCATAAGTTTCATGCGACGATTATCTATCTCTTCTTTGGAGGCTGCTAATGCCTCGGTCCGAGCCATTTCTGCTTTCATCTCAGATTCACTTAGCTTCATGAACTTACCAAGTTCGTCTACGCCCATACCCATTTGCTCAGCAAGAGCTTGACGACGGAATTGACTCATTGAGGCAAAGTCCTCTCCCGCAGCATCAAATGCTCCCTTCAATTCTAGAAGTCTCTCAGTTGTCGTACCACTCATCATCGTTAAGGTGTCTAGGTAGGGACCACCAAGAACGGCATTTAACATACCAACCTGACCTGCACCTTCTTCAAAAGTATCAAACTTGGTCGTTGTTTCTACTAAACTCTGTACAGACAAACCTGTTCTAGAAGCAACTGCTTGAAGCTTCATGAATTGTTGCTGCATAGCTGGTCCGTGCTTTGCCAACTCACCTGCCATTTGATTAAAGCCATCAACAATTTCTGATGGAGGTCTGCCTAACTCATCAGCAAGAGCTGAAAATTTCAAAGCATTTTCTGCTGCAATCTCTGGAGTTTGCCCCAAGGTCTGAATCATTGTTGCCATGGCCTCACCGCTGGCATGTGCTGATACACCAATGCCTTCAAAAACCAGGGCTGTTGTCATCAACTCTTTTCTCGCTACTCCTGTGACAGAGCTTAGTTCCGAAAAAGATTGCTGTAGGCCAACAATGGTGTTTTTCATCTCTTCGCCACCATTTGTAAATGAGTCAGTTTCTGCTGCCATCATTGCCATGTCGTCAGCTGCTGTCATGATTCCAGTTTGTTCAAAGATCTCAAACTGAGCTTTATCAAACCTCATAAAGGTTTCTATGGCCTGGTCTGTAAGAGTAGTCATTACCCTCATTGGTGAAATAGTGCTAAGAACCTTAGCACCAAAAGCACCCATTGACCTACCCATCTCTTTGATGTTTACAGCATTAACATCAAAACCTTCAACCATTTTGCCTAAAGCACCAGCAGCGCCTCCGCCGCCAGTGACGCCCATCAAATTTGCAAATTTTTCAGCACCTTCAATCATGCTTTCTTGCATCTTGGCAGCTTGCTGTATTGCTTTAATTTGTTTCTGCGTTTCTATTACTTTTTTCTTTGCCGCATCAATCTCATCCATATCAAGCTTGGATCTATTGAGGGCTATTTCTAGTTCGGTCTGGGCGAACTCGGCTTCTTTAGCGGCATACTCAATGCGTTCCTCACGCATATCATTCATACGATCAATCATCATGGACTGATCTTGAATGTGCGTACCCATTTCGCGCTGAATTGTGTGCTGTTGTTTTAAGACTTCAAACTTTTCTTTTTCAAGTTTTAAATTTTCTTCGGCAAGCTCAACATTACCAGTTACCATTTCACCTGTAGTGGTGCCAACGTTTTCCGAAACACCAGTGCGGTCAAAAACAATTTCCAAAGCACGGATTTGATTTTCAGAAAAGCCAGCGTCTGTTAATCTAGTTTTGAGTTCTCTTGAAAAAGCCACTAAAAGTTACCTCACTTTATAGGCCAGACTATGCCTGTGTCTCTTTCAAATTTTTTGATAGCGGAGTCTAGCTTGTACTTACTTCGGTATGTGGCAGGATTATTAAGTCCATGTCTGTTATACGCTGTTGCGTATCTTTTTTCGGCAGCGATTGCCCTTGCAAATCTATCAAGCTGCTTCTTTGTTCCGCGAACAGATAGAGAAAAAGGGCTACCAGTAAACATAACACCTAAAACAGTTTTAATAATCTCACCTTGATGGGCTAAAAATGGAGCAACTCCACCTTCATCAATCCTGGTGAAATCTAAAAAGAATTCTTTTTGATCAGACAATTTACATACCCCACATGAGAAGTTTCTACACTATAATTAGTAAGCAAAACATAAAATGAAACACTGATAAAAATATCTATCTACCAGATTTCTTTCTAGCTTTTTCCATCTCGGCAGCTTCATCTTCAAACTGCTTGTTGAGTCTGGTTATAAACCATCTTCTTATTTGTATGGGCAAGTTATAAGCCTCAAAAAAGCTCCAGCCGCCGTGATGTTTGAGTATGAATAACTCTTCATACACCGACTTTATGTATTCACGATTGAGGCCAAAAAAACCCTGTGGTAATTGGCACGTCCACCTCCTGTTCCGTACCACAATGATCACAGACAGTCTCTTCTCGGAACTTGACATCTGGGACTATTTTAGAATATGCCTCTCTAAGTGCTCTTGAGTCAGAAGCTGGCATATTGTTGATGAATTCAGATAAATCGCTAGGATCTGAAACTCCATTTGCACTTATGATTATAGCTCTTAACAAATCTGTGGTTTGAGTTTCAATTAGTTTATTTTTCTTTTTCATCTGTGCAGAATTTATAAGGCGATCTTCGTCGTGACCTGTAATAAACTTACCTTCTACAACCACTCTTGTCTTAGGCAGCGTATAGGTAAATGTGCCATGTTCAGTTAATTGAACTGACTCTATGTCTTCATCAGATATATCTTTATACATCTCATCAAAATTAGAAAGGTCAAATGTGTGAGTGTATTCGCTTCCGCACTCCTTGCAGGTAAGCGCAGCAGGGTAGTCTGGACCGTACCCAGTAATTCTAACAGCGTACATCAATGCGTTTCTATCGCCTGAAAGCAAATCCTTTGATTTGAAAGAATTATCCATCAACACATTATCTAGTAGCCTATCAAGCGCTACACCCTTTTTTAAGAGGGCGGGAGATGTAAGTATGTCTTCATCTCTGGCAGTCATGAATCTTATCTCAATAGACTGCTTGCCATATAAAGGACTATTTGTAGGATAAAAGCGACCCCTAGATGGCAAGTCAACGATCTCTGTTGGCACTGCATAACTAAGGGAGCTTTGATGTTGTTGTTGTATATCATTTGGAACAGGAGGCATCACCTCCTGTTGTGGGGGATGAGCTGCAGCAGCAGCCCTCCTCTTAGCATTTCTGTTTTCCATGTAACCTCACTTTCTTAAACAAAACAAATAATTATAGATCATGTTCCTCTAGGAGTTTGAATCCTGGAATTAGTCCTAGTTGGACTAGCGGTAACCTCTCTCTTTAAGACATCAGAAACTTCACCGATGTTTGGATTTAGCCTCGCCCAATCATACCTTACAGTAAGTTCAAGGTTCAGCAAATCGTCGCCTTCGTAATCTAGTTCATCAAAGCTGACACCCTTGATAAAAGGATTGTAAAGTTGCCACTCTTCAATTGCGGTTCCTTCAGAGTCTAATTGAGTTATGTAGAGTCTTCCACCCAAAGAGTTGACAGCATCTTTTTTGTTGATGGTGTAGGCTCTTCCAGCCTCCTGGCCAGGGCCAGAAGCATTTAAGTAATCCTCTGGCGATACATAGCCATGCTGATAGAGAAGCTGCATCATCGTCTTTGATGCGTCAGGCTGAATTGGATCTACCAAAGTAAGGTTTATCTCTGCCCACTCAACTCTTCCAGGGTAATAAAATTTATAATTTAAGAAATTATGCTCGGCTTCACCAAGAGTAAAATTAGGTTTGCTAACCTTTTTGACTATCCATTGAGGCACACCTCTAAAACTCATCACCCATCTAAACTTTCTCTTTGGTTCTATCGTGTGATCTGACCAAAATCTATCAATAGCCATTAATATAGCCCTCCTAATAAGTATTATACACTCTTAATTAGTGTTATAAAACGTTTTTTTAATCATCAAATGAAGCACCAGAGTTAGTAATTGAGAAGTCAATAGCGATGAACTCAATGGCTCTAGCGGGCTTCAAGAAAATCTTTGCATACATGATATTTCTATCAATAAGATCTGTAGTTGTAGTTGTTTCGTCCAGAATCACTCTGTAGTCAGTCAAACCTAATCTAGATTTAACACCATCCAAGAATGGCTCTACTTGACCTCTGAATCTATTCCAAGTGGCCTGTACATTCTGGTCAAAAAGAAGTCTTGCTGCAATTACAGACACCTGCTTTTTAATAAAAATCATAAGTCTTCTGACGTTAATTCTATCTAATGCAGATGGTGTAACCTGCAATGTCTTCTGACCAAAGATCACAATACCCTCTGCTGGGAACTGTGCGATTGGGTTAATGTTAGCATCATACAACCTATCTCTATCTTTACTGGTAAGCCTTTGCGAAACACCAAGGACTGGAAGGCCCGCAGCGCCTTCAGATAGACCACCTCTGGTAAAGCCAGCAGGTGCAAACCAAAGTTCGGAGTTTCTCTCAGAGCTAGCAAAAGTACCCATTGCAACAACTGATGGTGGAACCCAAACCTGCTTAGCATTAGTTTCGTCAAAGATCTTAACCCAAGGAAAGAAAGCACAAGCGTAACTTGAGTTAATTCCTCTTGACTTAAGAGAAGTGATTGCGTCTTGTACACCATTTGCTGCTATTCTAGCCTGGAAATTAGAAGTTGTTTCTGTTGAAGGCTGATAGCCATTCTTTTCAACATCAACTATTGCTAAGGCGTCTGCCCTGTCTTCACAGATCTCAATTACCCTATCAGTAATGAGTGTGTTTCTAACACCAGGAACTGAAAGCATGTTAATTTCTACAACCTCTGGATCTGCAACAGAGTCAAGTGCTCTCTTTAGAGATGCATTTGCAGCGTTTGCTTTAAATGAATTATTTACAGTAAGGATATGATTACCGAATGGCTCTCTTTCCTTAATATCCAAACCATCATAGCCACCATACATTGGAGCAGTAAAAGAAGTAAAGCCAGAGTCAACAATGTCGGAGTAGCTTCCTCTTTTCGCGCCGTATGCAGAGCCTTTCTGTCTAGAACCAGACACATAAGTCATTGTTGTAACTGCATCAGGTGCGACATTCCCTGCAACAAGATCATCTAGTGTGAAAATGAAGGGCACTTCTGTAGTTGAGGACGCATCATACGTGTCTGCAGGCAAACCTTGCGGCCCTGCTACAAGATCTAAATAAGACTCATCAAATCTTGTACTACTTGGCGTTCTATTTGTTGAAATGCCAAAACAAGCTCTTCTTTGATCTGAAAGTCCGTCATCAGCAGATCCTGATCTTAGTGCAAAAGTTGGGAAAAGTAACTTAGCTTTTGCCTTATTTCCCATACCTGCAATTTCAGGTCTAGCTGCTAGTGAGCCAGATGGGAAACCATTAAATACAATGTTTGTCTTGATAGGGCTTGTAGTGTCAGCGCTAGCTCGCATGACTGTACCTTCAAGGTGCACCTCACTGACAGCATGACCAAGGGCCAAGCTCAAGCCACCAGAAGTATGTAACGTTGAACCGCTTAGTCTAGTGTCTCCCTTGTCTGCAGTGTGATAAGCATCAAAGTTTACTGCTTTATAACGAGGAGGACCAATAAAACCAAATGGTAATAAGTTAGTGTCTGTAAGACCCTGGTCAACATCCTCATTCATCAAAACTCTTATAAATCGTGATTGATTTTCAAAAGTTCCATATACTCTATATCTATTATCGGTTACATCCCAAATCTGATGTTCGTCACCAATTCTTCTAGCGATATAATTTGGCGAGTTTGGATTCAAATTTACATTTCCAAAAGTTTCCAAAACCACTCTTGAAGCATCGTTGTCCCTTGCGTATCTAAGTACAACATCAAAAGATCCATACTGACCGTCAAGAACGGGTGCTTTTAGATTTTCAATCGTAACCTTTACATTCTTAGATGACCACTCACCATCGTCAAGAGCGACGAATCTAAAAAGTTTTTGCATCTTATTGGCATCAAAACCAGCAGCATTGTCAGTTAAGTCCTGACCTATGAAGTGAGGACTATAAGATGGTTGTGTTGATTTTTGGTTTAGACCAAAGTCAACTGTTGTGCCTTGGTTTAGGGCTACTATGGCACCTAACAAAGTGCCATCAGCGGTTGCACTACCTTGATCAAGTGTGGTAGCATGCAAGTCTTTGGCATGCCTGTCAAAAGTTTCACCAAGGAAGTAGCCCTTCTGATTCCTAACAGCCACTGCCGAACCAAGTAAGGTTGGGTTTGTGTTAAACACTTTTCTGATGTATTTATCAGAATCTCTATCAAAGTTAAATGTAACTTTTTTACCCTTTTTGCTCTTGTCAAACAGAACTGCGGTAAATTCAAACTTGCCTGCTGTGGATGGCTTGAAGGCAATACCATTACCTGCGTGGGCAGTGCGCTCTGCAGATCCTGTGTCAAGCCCCATAATCTGTATTTTATTATTTGGTGCAAGGGCACCTGAAAGCTCAATAGCTCCTTGATCAAAGTACCAAACAGCAGCAAGCGAGCCAGTAACACTAGATGCTCCGCGAGCAGCGGCACCATCGTTACCGTTACCAGCGCCACCTAAAAAGTGCCCATTTCTTGCAATTTGTGTGCTACCTGATGAGAAAAGTACTAGACCATAAGCACCGCCAATATTGTTGGGGTTTTTGTGAGAGCCAGCGTGATTTTTAGAAACCTTCCAGCCAGCTTCACCGCCCGATATCGCGGAAGGGTCTGCTTCACCAAGTACACGAACGACCGTGACTGGGGCTGAATTTCTTAAAAATGCTTGTGCCGCATATGATGCGTAAGTAGGAGCAAGAGTGTTTCCATCTCTCCAAATGTCACCTCCGCTTCCACCAGCGACTGGGTTTCCAAAAATTTCTACAAATTCGCTGAATGATGAAACCGTAACAGGCCTGTTGCTTGGTCCTTTTGGTAATCTACCAATAACACAGGGACCGACCAACGCTCTATCTCTTGGTATTTGGGAGTTATCAATCTCGTTGATGAATACACCTGGCGAGACAAACTTGAATCTTCTGACTGACATACTATTTCTCCTTGATCAAAAATAAAATTAAGTATGATTACAAACGTAACAACTGTTCTCTAGTAAATAGTCAAGCGATGTTCAAAAAGTCATTCTAAATGCTATTATAGTGGAAGGAAGAGGGGGGCACAGGGCCCCCCTTTAGAGGTGGGTTTAGACTGGGTTAGAGCCAGAGTAGAATGTGATAGTCAAAATATCGTCTGAATCAAGAGCAAGCTCCTCATTCAATCTTACCTGATATGCATTCGCACTCGCTGTAACAAGTCTGTAGTCTGCTTGTGTAGGTCCACCAGCATTAGCCTTCGGGTGATCACCCAATAACAAGACACCGTTGAAGTAAACTTCTAAAGTACCCGACATTGGCTGCGCACCTAGCGATGCTGTGGTGAATGGACTTCCCATGACATTAGAGATAAACTTGTTACCACTTCTACCAAAGTCCTTTCTAACAAAGCTAATCTTTAGCAAATTAGCATCCGAACCAGACGTTATTGTCTCAGGGAAACCACCATTAAATGTTGGCTCACCGCTTTGACCAGAAGATCCGCCCGTTTGGATTGGCGAAAGCCCCGAAGATGGATCTGTTGAAGCGTTGAACGGAGCAGTTGATACAGGCATAGAGTGCGCAATGTGAAAATTACGACTGCCATTACGACCTGAACCAACTCTCACACCGCCACCGAGGCTGTTGTATGCGACAGTAATACTCGCAGTTCCCTTAACGTTAGCGGCACTTGATGAAGTAACAGTAGCAATGCCAGTGTTTGTATCAAGCTGAGCTTTCATCTTCTCAAAGAAGTTTCCAGCAACGTCACGCCAATCGGTTACGCCCGTGTGAGCCTCAACTCTAATCTCTTGGGCTGTTCCCAAAAAGTTTACAGATTGAGCCGAAGGTGCGTTTGTTGAGCCACCATTTGACAAGAAGAACATAAAGTCCGAACTGCCAGTACCAACACACTGGATTAGCTGTGCAGTATTGTTAACAGGACCGTAGGTCTTGTTTCCAAAACGACCAACTGAACCAGATGTCAATCTAATGACATAAGTTCCAGGCTGATTCTTTATCTGGAGACCACCATGAGAATCGCTACCATTTCTGACTAGTTCCTGATTCAACTGATTACCAGATACAGAACCTGTAGCTAGCTTATCAATACTTACTGAACCGTCTGCAAGGTGCGGAGTGTTAACAGAAGTATTTGTGAAGTTGGTGCTATCAAACACAGCACCGTTTAAGTGATTGTGTTCAATTGAACCAGTATCAAAATTATCTCTTCTCACAGGCGCGTTTACTGCAGATCCAGATGTGATAATCCTTATCTTACCACCAGAATTGTCTGGAGTGCCTGAAGCCTTGTTGTCGTGATTACCAGAACCAATCTGCTGCTCAAGAGGCGCAAGAGGATCAGACGCAGCAAATAGTGCGCTGTCAGTAGTTGTAAACTCTCCACGGCCGCTGGCGTTTGTAATACCACCGTGACCGATCTGAACTCTACCAGGGTGTGACACACCAGCAGCATATGCAATCGTAATAGATGCAGTTGCATTTATGTTTGCAGCAGCATTATACGTTATTGTTGCCAATGAAGCACTGTGCTGAAGCTCCGCAATCATCTTGTTTTTGAGATTTGTAACAACATCTCTCCAGTCTTGGATTCCGTTGAAAGCTTCAACAGGAATGTCGTGACGGAGCTTGCCTGGGTTCAAATCACTGAAGTTCAGATTAATGCCACCGCTCACTGGAAGCGGAGACTGTGGAGCGCCAACGCCAGAACCACTCAAGTAGAACAAGTAGTACTTCTTACCCGCTGAGCCTGTGCTTCTTACAGCCACAAGCTGACCCTTAGTGTTTGACAAAGGTGCGTATGTGCTAAGGTGCGGGTTAGCACCACCAGAGTTCTTACCTGATACATTAGACCGTACAGAACCAGAGGTAAAGAACAGTCTAAAAGTACCACCAGTGACACTCGCAGGAGCAAACTTATCAGTAGTTACAGAGCCAGCAACAAGCTGTCCAGCATCTACAGAACCAGTCTGAAGATTATCCGCTGTAATCGCAGCTTCCGTAGCAGGCGATGACAATGTGACAACCAAGTTACCAGCAGCAGAACCAAACACACCGTTACCAGGTGATGGGTCTTCCTGCACAGTAAGAGTTACAGATGCTGATGGAGTCAAAGTAATACTGGTACCACTTCTCTGCGCAATAGCATTAAGTGCACTATTGTTTATCTTTGTTGACAACTCTGTGACAACAACAGTGGTATCTCTATCGCTACCTACACCGAAGTCCAAAGAACCAGTGGCATTGCCACCTTCAGCATCAACACCAGTGAATGTCAAGACTCTTGTACCATCACCGATCTTCAAAGTCTCTCCAGCGCTAAATGAACCCAAACCAAAGTTTGAGAAGCCACTGAAGTCTAGGATCGTGTTACCACTACCCGCCTTTGTTTGTGATAGTTTCGCGTGTGTCACTTGACCAGCCCCAACATGCGCTGTTAAAACAGAGCCAGTATCAAGGTTATCCAAGGTTACTGCTCCAACAGCAAGTTTAGCATGTGTTACCTGCGCATCGGTAATGTGCGCTGTCAAGATAGATCCTGTATCAAGATTATCTGGACGTACAGAACCCACGCCAAACTTAGCATGTGTTACTGCAGCGTCTGCGATGTGAGCAGTGTTGACTGAACCAGTTTGAATGTTATCAGCAGTTACAGCACCCGTGGCAAGTTTGGCATGTGTTACCGCAGCAGCAGCAATATGAGCAGTATTTATTGAACCAGTCTGAATATTGTCGGACGTGATAGCACCTGTCGCCAAGTGATCATGTTCAACTGAACCAGTAGAAATATTGTCATTCTTTATTGCTCCAGTAGCAAGCTTAACGTGTGTTACAGAACCAGCAACAAGGTGTGCAGCATTCACAGAACCAGTCTGAATATTGTCAGCGGTTAGTGCGCCTGTAGCAAGTTTAGCATGCGTAACTTGTCCATCAGTGATGTGGGCTGTCAAAATAGAGCCTGTATCAAGATTATCAGGGCGCACTGCTCCAACAGCAAGTTTAGCATGCGTTACCTGAGCATCAGTGATATGGGCTGTTAAAATAGAGCCCGTGTCAAGGTTGTCTGGACGCACAGCGCCTACGGCAATCTTGGCATGTGTCACAGCTGCATCTGCAAAGTGACCTGTCGCAACAGATCCAGTCTTGATATTATCAACAGTTACAATACCATCGCCAGCAATCTTGTTGGTAACAAGTCTTTGCACAGTTAAGGCGGAACCTGAAACTAGCTTTGCATCAACACTTTGTGCTCTCGCATAAGAAGCTGAAATCGCACCAGTTACTGCAAGGATACCATTGCTATCTGCTACCGTTGTACTATCAGTAAAGAAGCTACCAGATGTAATAGATGCAATTCTAGTATCATTGACTTTCATGATCATACTACCCTGATTAAGAAGTGGATCTCCTAGCGTCATAGAAATCAAGGCCGCTGAGCCTGTACCCTGAGCAGCAGTCTTGCCACCAACCTGAAAACCAGCACCAACAAAGTTGGCATGCTTAGAACCAGATACAGCAGCAATGATTAGCTTATCATTAATTTCTAAGGACTCTTTAGTTGTAGATCTTGATACAATCTCTTCAACATCAAGAGTTTCAAATTTAGCTTGAGAAGCTGTCAAGTACTGTACATTGGTAGACTGTCCAACATGAAATGTTGTACCATTGTTGAAATACAATTTAGCATTGTTTTGAATCAACCGTATGTTATTGGCGGTTGACGCAGAACTACCAGATGTTTGGATTTCAACTGTACCACCAGACTGATCTGGGGTTCCTGCTACCTTATTATCATGGTTCTGACCAGCACCTGCAGCCTCAATAGGTGCAGCAGGATCGGACGCAGGGAACAAAGCAGATGCCAAAGTTGTGGTAAATTGGCCACGACCACTGGCATTTGTGTTACCACCATGACCGATTTGAACTCCACCGCCATCAGCAGGTTTACCAGGCGCATATGCAATTGTTATAGATGCAGTTGCATTTATGTTTGCTGCTGCCTGATATGTTATAGTTGCCAATGAAGCACTGTGCTGAAGCTCTGAAATCATTGCATTCTTGAGGTTTGTAACAACAGTTCTCCAGTCTTGAACACCATTAAACGCTTCAACAGGAATGTCGTGACGTTTCTTACCTGGGTTCAAATCACTGAAGTCCAAATTGATACTAGCACTTACTGGCAGTGGAGACTGTGGAGCCCCAACACCAGAACCACTCAAGTAGAATATATAATACTCAGAGTTGTTACTACCCGTACTTCTAACAGCCACAAGCTGACCCTTAGTGTTTGACAAAGGTGCGTATGTGCTGAGATGTGGATTAGCGCCACCAGAGTTCTTACCTGATACATTGGATCTTACAGAACCAGAGGTAAATCTCAATACATATGTACCCGCTGAAGCACTTGTTGCAATTGGAACTGTCTCAAAGATTCTAGTAGAACCAGAGGCTAAAGTTACAACTGGCTCGGGATTACCAAGTATGCTCAAAGTTCTAAACTGAATGTTTGATCTTTGAAGAGTGTCTGAATCTCTGCCATCTTTAAGTATGGGGTTAGTACCAAGAACATCAAATATGAAACCCTTATTTGAAACAGTTCTAATATTTACACCTTTGCCACCCTTCAGGGTTACTTGCCCAGAACCAGTAGCAGTTGCTTGAATCTCTATAACGCCTGCTGCATTTGAAACAATTTTTTGATGCTTTGGCGATACACCAAGAGCGCCATTTGTAAAGTAAATTGCTGCATTTGATGGACTAGAACCTGAAACTGAAGATTCTACAAACACACCTGTATTTGCGGGCTCATTGCCTGGACCATTCTTATTCTGACCAGCGTTATTCGCTAGAGGAACATCAGCACTTGATGCGTTATCTCCACCTGGGGTGAACCCAGCAGGCTGACGCAAACGATGTGTGACTGTTGGTGAACCAAGGTTGGTAAATTTACCGCCACCAACTGCACAACCACCGCCGAGGGTGCTATATGCAACTGTTATACTAGCTGTTGCAGTGATGCTGCCAGCACTTGAAGAAGTAATGGTAGCCAGTCCTGCTCTAGTTTCAAGCTCTAACTTCATTTGTTCAAAAAAGTTATCTGCGACATCACGCCAGTCAGTAATACCAGCCTTAGCTTCAATTCTAACCTCTCTGTATTCAGAGTCTGCTCTGTCAAGCTCCAAGTTAAGACTCCTAGCTGTTGGCTTGGTGGTGCTTGTTCCATCTGAAGGGAAGAAAAGATATCTTTCACTACCAGATGATGCGACTTCCAAATACTGTGGTATATTTCCGTTAGCTGGACCATAAGTGTGGCCAGCCGCTTTGATTGAACCAGAGGTCAATCTAAAAATATAAGTACCTGGATTGTTTTTAGCCGATGCTGTCATGTGAGTTCCATCAGTGGTAAACGTTAATGCACCACCAAAGTCGCCGCCGACATTAAACTGAATTGAACCAGACCTACCAGTTGCCTGAGATCCTGAAACATATGCTTTTAACGCACCTAACTTAACTGCCTTCATTGAACTGTCCGATGTATCGCGTACCGCAATAACATCAGCATCATTTAAGTCCACAAGATTGCTTGTAGTAGTTGTGAAATCTAAATGCTTGATTTCAACAGAACCGCTACCAGCAGTGTCCTTATTGAGTGGAACCCTTAATGGTTGCCCTCTTTTAAATAATCGGTGTTCTATTTTTCTCCTAGACACTTTTGTTCCTCCTATAGTGTGTAGTCACTAGTAAAAGTAAAACAAAACTACAGGGGGAGGATAACCTCCCCCGTTCAACTAAAACTTATTAAGACAATGTACCAGACAAGTATGTTATCGTTAAGATATCATCATCATCTAGTGCAAGGTCTGGGTGCAACAATACTTTGTGTGCGTTAGCACTAGTAGTAAGGTGTCTGTAGTCTGCTAGAGATGGATCTTGTAAATCCGCACTCTTAGCAGTTGCGTGCTGTCCATGGAGAAGTACACCATTTAAGTATACCATCAAGGAACCAGATTGTGGCTGTGCTCCAAGTGAAGCAGTTGTGTAAGGTGTCGGAACAGCCTTGGATGCAAAGAATCCCTTCTTAGGTGTAGAACCTGAGATGTTTGAACCGTCTGCTCTTACGAATACGTCTCTTCTATATCCAACAGATAATCTACCTGCTGCATAGTTAAGACCACCATGCGCATCAGCGTTGTTTTGAACAACATGCACATGAAGCTGCTTTTTACCAACAGAACCTGTTGCAAGAGCATCAATACCAACTGCACCATCAGCGATGTGTGCAGTGTTGACTGAACCAGTCTGAATGTTATCAGCCGTGATGATACTTGTTCCCAAGTGATCATGCTCAATTGAACCAGAGGAAATGTTGTCTTTCGTTACTGCTCCAGTAGCAAGTTTAGCGTGTGTTACTGCTGCTGCCACAATGTGTGCTGAGTTTACAGATCCAGTCTGAATGTTGTCAGCAGTTACTGCTCCAGTAGCAAGCTTAACGTGCGTGATTTGACCAGACCCGATGTGCGCGGTTAAGATAGAACCAGTGCCAAGGTTATCTGGTCTCACAGAACCCACACCAAGCTTAGCGTGTGTCACCTGAGCATCACTGATGTGTGCTGTCAAGATAGATCCTGTATCAAGATTGTCTGGACGTACTGCGCCGACGCCAATCTTAGCGTGAGTCACACCAGCGTCTGCGATGTGAACAGTGTTGACTGAACCAGTCTGAATATTATCAGCAGTTATAGCACCCGTAGCGAGTTTGGCGTGAGTCACACCAGCGTCTGCGATGTGAGCAGTATTGACTGAACCAGTCTGAATATTATCAGCCGTAACAGCACCTAATGCCAAGTGATCATGCTCAACTGAACCAGTAGAGATGTTGTCATTCGCGACAGCACCTGTGGCTAGCTTAACATGTGTTATAGACCCAGCAACAAGGTGTGCAGAATTTACAGATCCAGTCTGAATGTTATCCGCAGTTATAGCACCCGTGGCAAGTTTAGCGTGCGTTACCTGACCAGCTCCGATATGGGCTGTTAAAATAGAACCTGTATCAAGATTGTCAGGACGTATAGCGCCTACGCCAATTTTAGCGTGCGTAACTTGTGCATCACTAATGTGTGCTGTTAGAATAGAACCTGTATCAAGGTTGTCTGGGCGTACAGCACCTACGCCAATCTTAGCGTGAGTTACTGCAGCAGCAGCGATTTGAGGCGTGTTTACAGATCCAGTTTGAATATTGTCAACTGTAATAATGCCGTCACCAGCAATCTTGTTAGTTACAATTCTCTGGAACGTGCCAGCAGCACCTGATACAGATACTGCGTGTACATTTTGCGCTCTAGCATAAGATGCTGAAATAGCACCCGTTACTGCAAGAATACCACTACCCTTGGTGCCATCAGTGAAGAAGCTACCAGATGTAATTGACACTATTCTTGTAGCGTTTACACCGAGCGCCATACTTCCCTGGTTAAGAGCAGGGTCTTCTAAGGTCATTGACATAAGAGCCGCAGAGCCTGTACCTTGTACGCCTACCTTACCGCCAACCTGGAAACCAGCACCAATAAAGTTAGCGTGCTTTGAACCAGATACAGCAGCAATAATCAAATTATCTTTGATTTCAAGTGATTCTTTTGTGGTTGTTCTTGATACAAGATTGTCAACCTCAAGGCTTGTGATCTTAGCTGCTGAAGCTGTAAGGAACTGCACGTTTGAAGTAGCACCAACATAGTAAGTTGTACCATTGTTAAAGTAAAGCTTACCGTCATTTACACGATGCTGTACATCAGTGCCTCTTGTGCCAAAAATAGCAGTTGAACCAGAGTAAATGGTAACTGCTGGTGCAGAGTTGTTCGTGTCAAACCTAATATTAGATCTGTGTGAAGCATTGCCAGCATCGCGACCATCCATCAAAGTTGCATTGCTGCCAACTGCACCAACTGCGAAACCTGTATTTGCAACAGTTCTGAGTTGTACCTTTTTGCCTGCTCTAACAATAACTTGTCCAGAGCCAGTGTTGTCTGCAACGATGTCAAGTTTTCCTGCTGCTGAGCCGTGAATATACTGGTGTTTTGGTGAAGTACCAAGTGCCGCATTGGTAAAGTAAATTCTTCTACCTGCAGAGGCTGTCAAGTGCGTGCCGTCTGAGGTAAAGTCAAGCATACCTGCAAATTCTAAGTTGCCGCCTTCTGCTTGTGCGAACTGTATTGAGCCTGTTCTACCACCAACACCTGCCGAAGCAGAGATGTAACTCTTAAGGTCCGAAAGTTTTAGGGCTTTCATTCTAGCTGCGGGTGCGCCACCTACAGATGCGTCAAGAATCGCGAGCGTGTCGGCGTCTGCAAGGTCTACTAAGTGACCACTAACGTTACCAACAAAATCCAAATGTTTAATTTCTATTGAGCCAGACTGGATGTTATCTTTGTGAACACCAGATACGGCTATGAGTTTAGAACCTATTCTTGTTCTAGCCATTATAATAATCCTCCTGAGATGTTTTGATTAAACAAATCACAACTAAAACACAATAATACTAAAAAATAATTAAGAGAATAAAATCTTCTTGAGGTTCCTAACGTTATTGTCAAACTTACAAAAATCTGAACTTAAAAATTCAATGGACTTTTCTTTACAAAGATCAGGTTGATCAAATTCAAAGTAAAATTTACCATTATCTAACCTCTTGCACTGAAGGAGGTTGACCCCAACAAGCTGTAAGTAAGCTGCTATTCCAATGTCTGAAGTTACATAAGTTTTCAATTTCTCTCTCCTACTGCTTTACAAATGCTGCAGTGCCTGGGTTTGCCTGGTTTTCATGAGGAAATACTAGGCTATAATTAGCTACCTTATCTAGATTGTATCTATCCTTCATTTCTTCCATCAAAGCCTGCAAGCTTTTTTGTGTTTTTTCCATATTATCCAAACACTCTTCTTTGTCTACCTCATAATTTTGAGTCAACAATCCAAGACTAGTAACCAATGCTGTTGTTGCTTTTTGTAATTCAACAACTTTTTGCAAATCGCCAGAATCAATTTCAATGTAAGAATCATCAAATGGTTCTTCCTCTATCTCTTCTTCAACAATCTCTTGCTCTTCCTCTATATCTTCACCTACAAGCACGTCCAAAGCCTTCTCTGCCTTTGCTGTAAAGTCAGGATTGGTTTCCTTGACCTGCTCTAAAAGATTTATAAGTTTGTCTAAAGCTGCCATTAAAATACTCCTTTTGCGTATATTATAATTAGGGTTGAACTGATGATTTCGCAGCAGAATTTCAACTAGGATGAAACATAAGTTATTAACAATACTTCATCAGAACCTGGAGGGTCTTCTGAATTGAATGTTATTTTGTTTGGTGGAGTCAAAACATAGTCATTAGCTGAGCCGCTCATCATAAGCATACCATCTCTAAATACCATTTCTGAGCCCTCCACATAATTACTTGGCGCAGTAAAAGCTACACGAGAACCATTTGGATTTTCACTAAAACTTTGTCTAACCTTGTATCTAGCTAAAAAGCCAGCGCCGTTATCACCACCACTACCCTCCGCTGAAGATGTGAGAACTATGTTATTATTGCTGTCTAATGCCAAGTATTTGGTGGTAACTGCAGTTCCAGCAGATAATCCAGAGAGTGTCACTTCGCCTGTTCCAGT